TTAGCCCCTCAAGCCGCACTCGCGCGCAGCACGACGCTCGCGATCAGCATCGCGCCGGTCGTTCATCGTCTCGCGCAGGAACTCGGCGAAGCGGGCGCGCTGCTCGTCGGCTGGGAAGGGCTCGGGATTGCGCAAGCCGTGCATAGGCTCTCGACGGGCATCGGCCAGCGCCGAGGTGAAGGCGATCGTCTGCTTGATCCCCAAGGCACGGCAGATGCCGCAGAAATGCGTGTGGAGCATGTTCCCCCGCATCGTGGCATCGCCGGTCAGCGGCCCGATGGGGCGGCGAAGCTCGCGCCAGAAGCCGTAGAAGGATGGGCGGCCCCGTCCCGCGATCGCGTATAGCGTCGCAAGGATCACTCGATCGGATAGGCACGTCTCGACAGGGCCGCGCGCTGCTCGGGCTCGCTCGGCCGCCTCGTCCAGCGCGACCAGCCCCATGAAGACTATCCGCGCCCGCTGGTCAGGCGTCACGCGACGGGGAGGGGGAGCTGCTCGCCCTCCCGCGCAAATTCAGCGCGCGCCGCCTGGGCGCCATCCACCGCCTGCCGATATTCGACCGTGCCGTATTTCTCAGCGTCATCGAATGGGAACAGGCTCCATTCCTCGGTCGGATAGCATGCGTCATAGATGGCGCGCGCAGCAGCGCGCAGCCGAGGGTCGTGCTGCATCATGTTGAATAGTCCGGCGAATCGTTGTGCCGGTTATAATGGAACAGAAGGGGAACAGGCGTCAATGCGGCTGTGCCGGGCGGTCCATCCGCCGCGCTGTCACGTTTCAAGGCGATGGGTATGATCGGGTCAATAACGCAAAAAAGATGCCTGACCTCTCATTCGCTGTTGACAAATGAGAGGTCAGGCATCATAAAGAACTTGTCACAAGGCAATCCCGCCCTGTGATAGTCGGAGTAAGAGAGATGCTAGCTCTCTACATCCGGTTCATAACGAAGTGGTTCACCATCGAAATCGGAACCCGCTTCTAAATGACCGGCCCTCAGACCCGGAATACCGGGCTGAGGTGCCGACCAGCAATTTAAGGGACGCCCAATGGTAATGCAAGGGAGCGAACTAAAGTCGCTGAGGCGGATGGCCGGTATGTCGCAGGCCGATCTTGCTGCCGCAATTGGCATGGCCCGCGAAACGGTGGGCGCAATGGAACGCGGCCAAGCGCCAATCGAATTGCGGACTGATCTGGCCATTCGCTTTGTGACCATGCCGTTGGCATTTGGCAATCGGACGACGGAAGTCATCGCCGGGCAGGCATTGGACCTTGCCACAACCCTCGTCGAAAATGGGAAGACCGATGACGACGATCTTCGGCAAGCCCAGACCCTCGGATTGGAATGGCTCAATGCAGGTGGCAGTGACATCGGTCATCAGCTGCTTATTGCCCTCCAAATTCAAGTGAACATGTTAGAAAATGGCTGGTATAATGTTGCGCTAATGGACCACGCTAAGGCGGAACTGGCGCTGTTCATCAAGGCGTGGAAGGCCATCATGCCCGTGCCCGATAAAGAATGATGTGCCACGTCCCAGGGGGCGTAATTCGCGCCCCCTGGTTAACGAGTTCACAGGCTGGCAATCAGCGGTTTGAGGGGACGGATCAGCGCGGCCCACAATTCATGGATTACGGCTTCCGGGTGGGTGCCGTCCGTCGTCGGGCTGGTCATGAAGACGGCGTTGACCGCGTGCGCGAAGCTCGGCGTGATGCTGGACGCCAGCCCGATAGTGAACGTGCCGTCGCCATTGTCCGCGACCGTGTTGATGGTGCCTTTCATCTCCATCGACGAGGTGCCCGGCTCGAAATAGCACGCGCTGCCGACAGCGGGCGCAGTCGTCGCGGTGATGCGAAGCGACGTGACAGCGGTACCCGCTGCCAGTGCCGTCGCCATCTTGCCGCCGCCCGCCTTGACGAACGCGAGACGAGCCCAGACTGGGGAAGGCGTCCCAAAGTTAGGATCGGTGCGCAGTTCGCGTTGCGGTTCGCGCAGGTCCACGACGAGGGCAAGCGGCGCAGGCGTGTTCTGCACCATCCAGTCGTTGAAGGCTTCGAGCGCCGGACCGGCAGTGAACGGACGCGGAAGCTGACCGTCGAGCAGCACGTAATTGGTCGAGCTGTCGTTCGTGACGCGGGCCGATACAGTCGACTGGATGATTGGGATGCCGGGGAACGTCTTCGCGAGGAAGTCCCACCACGCCTGCGCGCGGGCCTTCATGATGGCAAGCTGATCCTCCACGGTCTGCGCCGTGGTCATGCCGGAAAAATCGTTCCTCAGGCCCTGCGACCATATATGCGTCATCGGCCACCGGCCGCCGTTCATATCGCGCGCAGCGGCGAGGAAGGCATACCGCTGGCTGAACTTCAGGCTCCCCGCCGTCACGTCCAGGAAATCTTCCATGGATGCGCCGTGGTGCCCGAAATTGCCGATCCCGAACGAGCCGTTGGTCGGATCGCCCAGCGCCTTCACGATACCGCCGACCAACTGCCGCGCGTCGAAACGCAAGTCGTTCTGTTGCGTGATCGAATCGCCGATCAATAGGATGGAGGGCGTAGAGCCGTTGTGCGGGACGAGCACGGCGTGCGGCTTGTAGCCGCGAAGGTTATCAGGCGCGCTGCCGGTGATCTGCCCGCTCGCCAGATTGCTCGACGCAAAGGCGCTTCCCCGTCGCCGATACTCGCCAAAAGTCGTGTCTGCGTTCCATCCCGTATTGCGCTTGCCGCCCGACGGTGTGGTGATGCTGACGCGGTGGAAGCCGCCAGCGAAGGCCGGGCGGGCGTCCTCGATCGCGTAACCGCCATCGGGCATGATGATCGATGCCGCACCTCCGAAGGTGCCTGCGACGCGCGTTCCAGCCCCATTGACTTGCGTGAAGGTCACGCTGCCGTCGATGGTGTTGGAATTGCCGGGGAGGGTTTCGCGGGCGGTCGCCCCCGACGCAGTGGCACTATTGAATCCGACGTTCAGATAGACGAACCGATGCCCGGCGGGCTGCGCCGTCATGAAGTTGTCGCTCACTTCGTTCAGCGCGCCCGACGCTGGAACATAGGCCAGTGCCGTCGTGCTATTTCCCTGCGTTCGATACGGCGATAGGCCGAAAACGAGATCCCCGGCCTTGGGATAGGACGCGGCGCGGGGGATCGGGATCGAGGTAAAGGTCAGCGGTTCCTCGACGGCCCGCTGTCCCTTCGTCGCACGGATGACGATCGTGGACGCCTGCCCATCGACCTGCGCTCCTGCCCCCGCGACGATTTTGCCACCGGACGACAGCGCAAGCTGAGCGGGCGTGCTGCCGACGACGGCATAGGTCGAGCCCGTGCCGAAAGGGTCGGTCAGGGACGCAATGAGCGCGCCCTGAGAGATGGTGGTGTAATAGGTGGTCTTGCTGGCCGACAGACCCGGCCCGCCGCCGCCCGCGCTCCCGCCTAGGCCGACGCCCAGGCCAATGCCAAGCCCCGGCATCAGTAGAGCGCCAGCATGTCGGCGGCGGTGGTGCCCGTCGCCAGAACGCGGCGGGCGCGGAAGGGGATAATTGCCCCGTTCGGCACATTCTTCCACGTCCTGCCGGTGGTCGCGCCAGCCGGTGCGCCAATGCCGATCATCACGAGCGTCCCGCCGGTGCCGACATAGATGCCCTTGGGGATGTCGGGCAGGTCGGCCGTGTCGCTCGGGGTGAGCACTTCTGCGCGCGTTGCGGGGTTCGACACGGTGTCCGCAGTCGAAGAGAAAAGGTCAGCCATGGTCAGTCCTTTCGAGGGGTCGGGGAATTGGTCGGCCAGGCGCGCCACAAAAGGCGGCGCTTCGCCTCGCAGGCAGCCAGTGCGATGTCGCCATTACGGATGGCCCGCTCGGCGTCCGCGCTCGAAATGCTGCCGTCAGCTTGGGTGGTCAGCGGGAATGGGCGGCACGGGTCCGCCGCCGCCTTCGGTCGGTCGGGAAGGGTCGGCAAAGAGGGCGTTGCGATCCTCTGCCGCTCCCCGCACGCGGTCAGCAGCAAGGCACAAAGCCCGGCCAGCATCGGTCTGTTCATAGCGTGTCACCGTGTCTCTGGATCGGAGGATGATGGGTTGCCGGTTGGCGAGGTCGGCGGCGTATCCCTGCGCGGCGCTCGCCAGCCGGTCGGCATATCCGGCCTGCGCATTCATGCGGGCCCGGTCGGCGGCGGCGATGCTCTGGGTCCACGCGGCCCGCTCATTGGTCAGGGTCAGCCGGTAATCGGCCCGCAGATGGTCGAGGCGGGCGACCCACAAGCCCATCGCCGCGACGACGGCGAAGGGCCACAGGCGGACCAGCTTCAGCGGGATCACGCTTCGTTGACCGATAGCGGTTGCCCGGCGACGGATAGGCGAACCGGCTTGCCAATCACGGGCAGGCCAGCGGGCCAGCGCCGCGCGACGCAACGGGCCTTCGCAATGCGGGTGGTGGTCACGGCATCGCTCTGATTGCCGCCCAGCACCCGGTATGCGGTGTCATCCTCGCCGACATAGAAGCCGACGTGCCCACCGCCCTCGCGCTCGAAGACCAGCACCGCGCCCGGTGCCAGCGCGTCGGCCGCGATCGGCTTGCCCCAGCTTGCCCATGCCTTCGCACGGACCGCGATCGGGGGAGGCGTCAGCCCAGATTCGGTGATGCACTTGGCGACGAACAGGCCGCACCACGGCACGCTGTCGGCATTGAACACCATGCCCAGCACCTTGGTCCCGAGCGCCTTGGCCCAGCCCATGATGGTCGGATTGTTCGCGGGACCGGGCGTTTCGCGCACGCCAAGCTTCGCCCGCGCGGCGGTGAGCCACGTTGGTTCGGTCATCGTCGTTATCCTTTTGTTGGAGACATGAGCCCGACAGTCGGGCTATTGGGACGAGCCCGATGCCATCCCCCCGATGAATCGGCCGCAGGGCCTGCCCGGTCTTTCCCGTGGCGGGCCCTGCTTCACAATTCAGAAACAAACATAAGTTAGCGAAAGCCTGTCCGGATCACCCGTGGACAGGTCTCGCCGCCCTCCATCCAAATTAGGTGAGGGCGGCGCGGCTATTGAGCCTTGAATGGGTGATCTGCATCAATACATCACTGATCGAGCCGACGGGCTCTGGGGACATGGTCGCCCCGCCCACTCAGCAACGGGGCGGGGCGATTTCTTCGGATCAACCTCCCGGCTTGTCCTTCGCAGTCGCCATGCCCGCGATCGTCCCGATGATCGTCCGCGCCGCCCCCAACACGAATTTCATCGCGCCGAAGCCCAGCCACCCCGCCGAAACGGAGACGGTCAGATAGGCCCATAGCGGCCATCCGAAGTGCTGCGCCGCCGCGCCGCCGATCGCGCCGAAGGCGGGCAGCAGCGAAATGAGAACGGCGATGTCGCGCCAGCTTACCGGCTGCTTGGCCTCGATCTTCTGCCCGATGCGCAGCCACTGCCCCGCCGCAACGGCGAACACGCCGATGCCAAAGTGCTGCCAGTCCTTCACAGCGTCACCACCCCTATTCCAAGCCCCGTGATTACAAGCCCAATCGACACCATGAGGCTGACGGTGCGATGCGAAGCGGTGACGGCCTGAACGAAGGCCATGCCGGTCACTGCCATCGCCGCCGCGATGCAGTCGGTCACGATGTCGAAGGTCTGCCAGGTGTCAGGCGAGCGAGAGATGAGCTTCGCCATGTCGCCCGCGCATCCGAACATGAACCCGAAGCCGATCAGCGCAGAGCCGACGAACAGCAGCGAGGCGGACCATGGCGCGGTCATCGCGTCGCGCAGGTCGACATGAAGCCGCTCGATCGTCTCGCGGAACGCGGCGCGACACTGCGCGCGGCCCGGCTCCCGACAGCGAGCCAATTGCCAGAGCGCGCGACAGGCAGGCCCCAGCCATTGGACGGACGCGACGCCGAAGCGAACGCCGGTCAGCATCAGGCACCATATGGCTGCCGTGCTGATGACGTGCCCGAGCGCGGTCATTTCGCGGCCTCGTCGGCCGCAAAGCGGAAAGCTTCCATCTGTGGGGTTCCTCACGCTGCCTGGTTGTAGGAAATGCGCAGTTCGGCGTCCCCAGGCGGCAGGGCCTGGGTGCGGCGATCGATCTGGAGCGGCACGTTCTTGAAGCGGTTGAACTGGACGCGCCCGCCGGTCGGCCGATCGATGAAGACGCCGACTGGGCAATCCACGACATCGTTGTCATTGACGGCGACGCGGCTGCGATACTGAAACCGGACAACCCGCCCTTCGAGTGTGAAGGTGCTGTTCCCATTCCCCGAGAAGGTCACGGCGCGATTGCAGCCGACAATCGTGTTCCCGTAAATCGCCAAGTCGTAGGAGTCGAAGTCCGATCCGACGCCGATCCCCCATGAGTAATTATAGAGGTTGGCCTCATAGCAGTAATTCCACCGGACGATGGCGAAGGTCAGCGGGTTGAGCGAGATGCAGAAGTTATGCCCTCGGATGTGGTTGCCTTCGATCAGGCACGACTCTGAAAGGACGACGATTGCACCCTTGCCGCCGCCCGTGAACGCCGCGACGCGGTTGTTGCGCACGATCGCGTGAGCCGGGTTCGCAACGTAGAAGCGATTGTTTCGGCCTATCTGGATACAGTCGGCGGCCACACCCCGAGGCGGCGGGATGAGATTGCCGATGACGAGGCACAAGCCGCCGACGCCTTCGATATACAGCGCGTCGCCTGCGGCTTTGCCGATATTGTCGTGGATATGGCAGCGCTCGATAAGCACGTCTTCGGCCAGCGCATTACCGGGGAGGGCGATTTCGCTGAACAGCTTCGCCCTTACCCTTACCTCATCGCCGACCGCGCCCGTGCCGGATAGGTTGAGCACGATGCCGCCGCCGGAGAAGCGGGTGCCGCCCGTCAGGACACGGATCACCGTCCCGTCGGTTTGCGTGATAGTGATGAGCGACCCGTCGGGGCGGAACACCTGCCACTGCATCCCCGCGCCCGTGCCCGCCTTAATGCACCGCGCGACGAATGTGCCGGTCAGGGCGGCCTCACTGGTCGAATATTCGGTCACGTTGACCGCCGCAGGCTTGGCCAGCAATTCCGACTCGGCGCGGCGCGTGTTGCCCCGGATCGCAATGCCAATGGCATTGTCGTCGGTCAGCGAGCCGTTGCCGGATATCTCGCAATCCACGATCATGACGCCGCTTGCACCGTAGCAATTGACGCCCCGCGATTTTGCCCCGGTTATATGGATTTGCTGGAGCCGGAAGTCGTTGGCCGCGTTCTCGTCCAGCGCATAGTTCTGGCCCACCCCAATCTTGGGAAGCGCCCCGCTACCATAGGGCCGATAGGTGGCGCGGTTGGCCGTCAGAAGCGTTTCGTTCCAAGTGCCGCCGCGCTCCAAAAAGATATGGGTGCCGGGCCAGAATTGCGTGATGTCCCCCGCTTTCGCCAGCGTCTTCCATGCGGTGGCCGGGGTTCGCCCGTCGGCGCTGTCGTCCCCGTTCGGGCTGACATAGCGGCGCGTCTCGGGCAGGAAGGCGTCGTTATCGTTCGCGACCAGCGTTTCCAAGTCGTCGTCGCCGACTTCGCCGATGATCTCTATCGAGCGTATCCACCCCGACATCGGCAACGTGCCGTCCAGCCGTGCGCCGACGGATAGCCGGTCCAGCCGCTCGGGCGGGGGCAGGAACGGTGCATGGGCGCAAAGCCCGGCCGCCGCGATCGTCTGGCCCCGCGCGCCGATCCGATGCGCCATGCGGACCTTGCCCGGCCCATAGAGGCGAGGCACGCAAGGCCGCTTGTAGCTGTTCCAGAGCGTTCCGGTCAGGGCGTGGTCGGTGGTGCGCGCGACCGTCATGACCTCGCCGTTCGCGTTGCCAAGCTGGATCATCGTGCGCTCGATATTATTTTGCTGCGCGATTTCCGCCTCAAGGATGAGCGTGTGGGGCCGATCGAAAAGATTGCGGCCCCGCACCTCGAACAGGTCGCCGCCGCGCGCGACAGGCTGACCATAGGTGATGATCGGGCTCGTAATGCGCGCCGCTTCCGCCTGGGCGAGAATGACCAGCACTTCGGACTGCGGGCGGACCACGAGGCGACCTTGCTGCCCGGCGGTGTGAAGGCGGCCGACCCGCTGCCACGCCGTCCCGGTGAATATCGGCGTCTGCCCGCCGCCGCCCGTGACCGCGATGTATCCGCCGCCAGTCGGGCACCGGACATAGGCGCTGATCGCATACGCGCCGCCACCTGCGCCGAAAAACGGCACGGCAAATTCGGTGTCACTGCTCGGGTTGTAGAGCCGAACGACCTTTCCGTTCATCAGGCCTGCCGACAGCAGGTTATCGAAGATGCCAGCCGCGCGCAGCGCCTGCATGTCATCAACCAGCGTGATGGTCGCGCCTTCGGGGCGGGCGGTGAGCAGCGCCCATCCTTCCGTCGAGGTCGGTGCAGCGTTGCGCATGAACAGCAGGTTCTTCGACGCGGGTTCGCGCAGGAACCCGACGCCTGGCACGATACGCGGCTGCCCGGCGGGGCTGACATACAGCTTGCCGTCCGGCCCCGCAGACACGCCGCCGGGGCCAGCGATTTCGATTTCCTTCATCGACATGATGGACGTGAAGGAGGCGTTGTTCGCCTGATAGTCGCCCGTCAGGAAGTTGGCGCGCAGCGGCACGCGCGGCTTTCGGTTCTGAAGGATCATTCGTAATTCCCCTGCAGATAGACCACCAAGCCGCGCGCACCGGAGCCCTCGGCCTCGACATCGATGCTGACCAGCGCGTCGTCGGGGATGCGCGGGGTCGAAATTGTCGGCTGCGGCGTCCCGTCCGCCTTGCTCGAAAGCTGGCCGGGCAGGATGCGGAGCGGCGCGGACAGGATCGAGGTGCCCGCCACCCGGACGTTGATCCTGATGCCAACGGTTTGCGCCGACGACATATCGGCCACGATGACCGAAGCCCGGATGTCCGACAGGATCAGCACACGCGGCGCGCGAAGCGGCGACAGGCCTGTGGCGACCCGGACCATCTCGCGCGGGCTGTAGCAATCGAACAGCCAGTCAAAGGGCTGGCCGGTCGGCACGAGCGTCGCAAGCTTGGCCGGGCACATGACCAGCACCACCTGACCACCCCGATTGGTCAGCGGATAGCGACCGTCGCCGTTCGGCCCGCCGGTCGCGGTGCCCATCATCCACGCGTTGAACTGGTCAACGCTTGCGCCCCACGCCTGCCAGACGGCGACGAAGTTGGCGACATCCGTCGGAGTGAGCGCCTGGTCAGCCATCAGAGAAGCGGCCTTTTCTGTTCGAGGACTTCCATGGCCGACCCCAACTTGACGATCAGCGCGATGTTATCGACCTCCTGATTGACCACCTTGAACGCGAAGGTGTGGTCACCCGCCGGGAGGTCGTAGATGTAGACGAACGGCGTGATGGTCGACTCCGCCTTGCTCTGCGTGCTGTCGAACACGTTGTTGATGCGCCCGGCCGGATAGGTGGTGGTGCCGTCCACTTCGACCGTGCACGTCATCTGAATATCGTCGTCCGACTGGAACATGCCGAAGAACGTCACCTTCATGACGCTATCCGGCTCCTGCTTCGTCATCGACTTCGTCGCGACGATCGCGCTGGCGTTTCGGGCAATCGAGATGTTGCCGCTGACCGGAACCACTTGTGTCTGGCTGATCTGCGACGAGACAATGTGCCTGGTGACGATCGTGTCGGCCTTGATCCGGGTCGCCTCGATCGAACCCAGTCGCCACACCTTGTCGGTGGTGTCGTAAGACAGGGCGACGATCGCGTTGCCGCCGCCATTGTCCACAAACAGGAAGCGTTCCGCGACGAAGCTAAGCTGGTTGATGCCGCCCCCGGCGAGCGCCTCCATGCCGACGATATGGCCGTCGGCGTTGGCGACGTTCACGAACTTGGCCGCGCCGGTGCTGCTATCGACCTCCTGCAACTTCGTGATGAACAGGGTGTGGCCTTCGTTCGTCACGCCCAGCTGTTCGACCACCTTCCGAACAGGCTTGCCGTCCACAAAAATGATTTCGTCGGTGTTCGCGCGCCAAGTCCCGTTCACCACCATTTCGTTCGCGACGTTGATGATGTTCTGATTGAGGTCAGACACCACGTCTTCGGCCTTGCGTCCGCCGACCTGTGTTCCCGTCGGTGCGCCGACCGTAGCGCCGTCGGCCGGACGCTTGCCGTTGTCGTCGGCCACCTTGCTCCAAACGGCCGACTGGCCCGCCTGGGCGATGCCTTGCTGCACCGGGAACAATGACGGGTCATAGGTGGTCGGCGCAGCGGCCTTGATCGCGGCGGCTTCGTTCGAATAGGCCGCGTAGATGTCGGGATGCTCTTCCCGCAGCATCATCGGCACCGTGCCATCAACCTGCGTCGCCACGTCGGCGATGCGAAACAGCTTCTTATCCCAGCCAAGCGGCAGCCAGGTAAAGCGGATGACATCGCCCTTCTGGAATTTCCACGCGGTCGCCTGAAAGATGGCGGTGAAGGTGCCGCCATACAGCGCCCGCCCGAGGCGCAGCTTCAACAGCCGCTGGCCTTGGCCCGGCGATTGGACGAGCGGCAGGTTCACCGTCTGTGCGCGCTCGATGCCGTCCGGGCTCGGGATCGATACCTCGGGCAGGTCGACAAGCTGATAGAGCGAGTTCGCCGAAGGATCGGTGTAACCGCCGCGAAGGACGTTGATGGAGTCGGTCAGGGGCGGCGTCTGAAGCCAGGTAAATTCGCCCAGGACATCGGCCGTCGTAAGGTCGCCGATCGGCGTCCCGAGGTCGTTGTGCAGGACGGTGATGCGAATCTTGCCGTCGGCGTCGTCCAGCACGGCGTTCATCGACGCCTTGAGGTTGTCGAGGACCAGACCGGGGCTGTCGCCTTCGCTCCAGATGCCGTCCACCCGGTAACGGGGCTCGGTGGTGCCATCGGCTCGCGTGACGGGCTCGTCGCACAAATTGGCGGCGGTGATGAAGCTTTGCAGGTCGATGCGCGCCGCCGGAATGCCCTTGCCGATCGCGAGTTTCCATGCGCCCGTCGTCGGGTTCTGGATGCGCCAGCCCAGCAGATAGAACAGCAGCGCCAATGCCGGATTTCGGCACACATTGGCATCCCACGCCCAGGTCGTCTGATCGGCCGCCCGCATCGAACCCGACCCGCCGGGCACGGTCGAGTCGAGGCGCGGGTCATAAAAGAACGCTCCGTCCCCCACGATCGTCACGCGCGACGGGATGGACGATGCAAACGGGCTTTCCGCCTTCTTGTCGTTGCCGGTCAGCTTGTACCGGAGATAGACATAGGTCAGCCCGGTATAGCGCCGCGAAGAGCCCATGCGCTCGCTGATGTTGATCGCGTTGGCGGCCGATCCTTCAAGAACCGGCGTGACGGTCAGGTAACCGACATAGGGCGCCTGGACGCCGCCCTCGACGGTCCACGCCAACTTGTCGTCAAACCAGATTTGCCGAATGGCCTTGCTGCGATGGCTGGCCGCCACGATGAAGCGATGCAGCAGGCTTTGGTCGGCTGACCATTCCTGATCGCGCAAGTCCGTCGCCATGGCGGTGGACCCGATCACCGTCTTGCGGAACGCCCGCAATTCCATCGACACGCTCAGTCGATTGGCGTTCGCCTCGCTGGCCGCCGGGGCCTTGGGCTTCGGCGACAATAGCGAACCGGCCGTGTTCAGCACCGCACTGACCGCGATCAGGCTACCAACCGTCAGGCTGCCGACACCGAACCCGGCCGACATGATGAAGCTGAGCGACGCGCCAGCCGCCAAGCCGCCGGTGATGATCGCGAGACCGGCAACCGCGACGACGGCACCGGCAATCTTGAGCGCCTTCGCCATCAGCCGACGCCCCAGCAACGCGCCCATTCGGCGCGCGAGTAGCGGACCAGCCCGGCGACGCCGTTCTCTTCGCCGACGAAGACGCCGTCCGTGCCGATGCAGATGCCCACCATCCCGTCGACCATGACGAGGTCGCCGCGTCGCGCGTGACCAATCGGCCGGTCGGGGAAGGTGGCGGAGATGGTGTCGGCCAGCGTGCCCGCGCCATAGCGGCGCAGCGCCTTCACCGATCCGGCCGCGCTGGAATAGTGCCCCCGGTACGATGCCGCCGGATCGGTCCCGGTCATTGCCTCGACCGCACCGGCCGCGAACAGCGCGCAGTCGGACACGCCCCAGGCAAAGGCCGCCCCCTCATTCGCCGCCAGATAATCGTGCAGGCGCGCTTCCCAATCGGGCAACCGGATCATAGCGCCTCCATTCGGTTTCTCATCCCGCCGCCGCCACCGGCGTAGGGGTTCTGCGTGGCGGTGTTGCTGACGAGCGGGCTGCCGCTCATCCCGTTGGCGATCGCGATCGCCGCGCGTGCGGACTGGTCGCCGGGATCGAAGGTGTCCTGATCCTGATATGTCCGGCCCGACTCCTTGCTGAAGGCGGCCAGATAGCTTTCGATCGTCAGGTTAATGGTCTGGCTTGACGGTGACCCGCCAATGGTCAGCGAGGTCATCCAGCCGGTGTAATAATGCTGGACTGCGCCCCGCTGGTTGCCGTCCTCATCCCGGATCATGCGCCACAGGCGCGCGGTCCGCCCCTGCCAATTTTCCTTGTTGCCGATGATGTTCATCAGGTCCGCGTCGAGCGCGACGAGACCAGAAAGCTTGGCGGTGACCGCGTCGGAGCCGCCGTCCTTGTTGCGGACAGGCCCGATGTCCACCACCGTCGGGTTGATGCCGTCGAAGGTGAACCCGTCAAGGTCGGTGTCGCCCGTCCCGCTGAAACCATAGCTGCGCCCGGCCGTGCAGGCGCGCAAAGGATCGAGACGATGTCCTGCGCCCGCTTGCGCCCGCGCGACAACACCTTGCCCGAGCCGACGCGCCGCCGCTGCACGGTAACCACCTGGGCTTTCCGGCCCTTGTCCAGCACGAAGCCGTAAAACAGTTTGGCGCGGCCCCGCTTGGTGCCGAGCAGGCCGACCTGCATTCGCAGCGTCTTCGGGTAGATGCGGAATTTCACCCCCGCCGCCAGGGTGCCGGTCTTCCGCTTCGCGCGGGCCTGTATCGCCGCCCGCAAGCGGGGCCCGCCCCGCTCGAACGCGCCGATAATCTCGGTTTGCGATGCGTCAGGGAGGCGACGCAACAGCGAGCGGGTGGCACGAGCCCCCTTGAGATTGCTCATCGCCTGTTCCTCCCGACAATGCCGCTTTCGCCGGTCATCACCAGCGCGCCGGGCGTTTCCGGGTCCGGGGCGGCGGACGTGATGTCCATGACGGTCCCGGTTTTCGTCCAGACGAGGCGATAGAACATCCGAATGTCTGGACGGTCGCGAATGGTGACCTTCCACATCTGAACGGCGCGCTCGACGCTGTTCCGCATCGCCTCGCTGCCGCGAAGGGCGATGATCTCGGCCGCCACGGTGTCGAGCACCTTCCACCCTTCGGTTCCGGCGGTAGGCCTGCGCCCGCCCTGACCGTTGGGCTCCTGATCGGGCACCATAATCCGCACCGTTTCGCGGAGGCGGCTGGATAGCCCCTTGCCCACGCTCATAGCGACCGGGCCCGCTTGTTCGAACAGAGGCTGCGCGCACGCTTTTCCGCCTCGGCCATGATCTCGCCGCCTTCGCGGTCCGCGTCATATGCACCGATCAGCAGCAGCGCGGCACGACGGAAATTGCGCGGCACGTCGTCGGCGCTGGCATATCCGGCCGCCACGGTGACGGTGACGGTCGTTCCCGCCGCCACCGAAGGCCATCGCGTGCCGATTTTCGGCACAGCACGTACCGGGCGTCGTGACACATCGATGCGCGCTGCCGGAACCGCGACAGCCTGTCCCGCCTGGTCGGCATAGGTGACGACCGGCACGGCCGACGCGGCAACGGGCCAAGCCCGCAAAGCCATGGTGTCGAAGCCGTTGAAGGTCTGCGTCACATTGCGGAGCGACAGGGTGTGGCCGGTGTAATCCTCGATAAACCCGGTCGCGTCCGCGATCCACCCGCGCAATTCCTCATCGCGCGAGGTGTCGGAGCCCAGCCGCAACTGCCGCCGGGCATCCTCCAGCAAGACGATGTCCATAATTCACCTCGCTCGCTGGAGGGTCCGAAAAGGCGTTAGTCGCGCGAAAGCTGCTCGGTGACGACTTCATGGCCGGGGCGATACGGATCGTTGAAATCGATCCGGTTCATGTCCTCGGTGGTGCCCGCGCGCGGGTTGTTATCGACCGCCGGGTTGGTCAGGTCGACATCCGCGACGATCTGCTGGGGTGCGCCCGACGTGTCGATGGTCGTTGCGGGCGGGATATTCGCCGGGCCGGAAGTGTCGAAATCCGCCGCGATCGAGGCAGTCGTCATCGGCTCGTTCTGGGTGAAGCCGCCCGCCCGCTTGGCGTCGGCCTCATCCAGCGCAGTGCCGATCAGGTCGAGCACGCCCTTGCGGTTCTTGCCCGCTTCCTCGGCGGCCTTCAGCTTGAGCAGGTCATCGTGGCTCAGCCCGTCGAGGCCGGTCTTCACGTCGTCGGTGCTGCCGTCGAGCAGCTTGGTCACATCGTCCATAACATCCTCCTGGGGCTTACCGAAGCACCGTCACAGGGCGGCACTTCGGTAAGCCGGGCCAGCGCGACGGCTGGCCCGGTCAGAGGTCGGGATCAGGCTCCGGTGCCGATCTTCACGATCTTCATGGAGTCGGGGTTCTTCACACCACCGCCGACGCGCTTGGTGCAGTAGAACGACACGTAGGGCTTGTTGGTGTACGGGTCGCGCAGCACGCGGAAGCCGATCCGGTCGATGACCAGATACGTCTCCTTCATGTCGCCGAACGCGAGCGCCAGATTGCCCGCCGCCACGTTCGGCATGTCGGGCATATCGACCACCGAATAACCGGCGAGGGTCGAGGGCTGCCCGGCAACGAAGGTCGGCTGCCACAGGTAGTTGTTCTGGCCGTCCTTCAACTTTCGGATCGCGCCGAGCGAGGTCCGATTGGTGAAGAACTTCGCGCCAGGCGTGTAAATCGCGGGCAGCTTGTAGATGGTGTCCACGATGCTGTCGGCCGTAAGCGCGGTAGCCGCACCGCTGTTGACGACCTCGATCGCGCCCCAAGGGTGCCGGGCAGCCGCCGAGCCGCCGGTGGCATAGTTCAGGAAGCCGTGCGGCTTGTTGACGCCGTCACCGGCAACGAAGCCGATGCCCTCCTGCCGCGCGAACTCGGTCGAGATTTCCTCGACCAGCCAGTTTTCGAGGTCGATTTCCGCGTCATCCAGCACGTCCTGCGACGCGGCGGCGTTCGCATAGAGCTGGCCCAGGCCGAAACCGAGCGCGGTGAACTGCGGCGTGGCGGTCGCCGGGCGGCTGGCGGTCTCGCCGACCCAGCCGCTACCAACACCACGATCGGTGAACAGCTTGGTGAAGCCCGCCTTCGAGATGTTGATCACGGTCGACTCGGCGCGCATCGGCGTGATGAGCTTCAGGCGGCCCGAGATGGTGCGATCCCATTCGATCGGGGTCAGCAGGCCACCGTCGGCGGGCACGCCCTCCGACATGGCGGCGCGCGGGCCCTTGCGCTGCTCGGCGGTCAGCTTGTGCTCGTCGTCGCGACCGCCTTCCCGCATGAACGACGCGAACGCGCCGCTATATTCGGGATCGGACGGGGCGGGCTTGTTGCCGTTCATCGACGCCGCCGCTGCCTTCAACGCGGCATCGTTCAGAGCCGCTTCCAGCGTGGTCAGCGTCTCGTTGATCTTGCCGAGCTTCTCGGTGACCTCGGCGCCGTCAGCCTTGGCACCGACATTGGCGTCGTTCGTCTTCTTGAACTCTTCGAACGCCGCCTGGAACTGCTTCATCATCGTAGCGGGATCGCCGCCGACATCGGCGCGGATCGGGCTGCCGATGATCGAGCGCGGGGTTGCCGCGACGATCTCGCGCAGCGTCGGCGAGGTGTCGATCGTGCCGAACTCGCCCAGGTCGGCGAGGATGTCGACCGTGCCGCCACGCGGCGTCAGGGTCGGGGCGGTCAGGGTCAGATGGGGCTTGGAGACCGCGAACAGGGCGCGGAACGGATGGGCGAGCACCGTCGCCACCGCCGCAAGGGCGGTCTTGGTCTTGTACTGCATGAGATTGCCTCTTTCGTGGTCAGCTACGGATGGACTGGATCATGGCCGCGAAGGCCGTTCCCAGTTCGGGGTCGCCGCCAGCGCCAGGCGTGTCGGCATGGTCAGAGGCAGCGCCGGGCGTGCCCTTGAGACTCTTGATGCGGGCCCGCGCCTGGGTGCGCGTCATCCCGCTATTGATGAGGGTCATTTCCAGCGCGCGAACCTCGTTCGCATCGCGGTCCGATGCCTTGGCCTTTTCATCGACCTTCATCTGGTCGGCGGGCAGCAGCGCATCGGCAAAGCCGCGCTCGATCGCCAGCGAGCCGGACAACCAGCTTTCCTGATCCATCCATTTCGCGCAGTCCTTGGCATCCTGCCCGGACCGGGCGGCGTAGACATCGGCCATGGCCTGGTCGAACGGCGCGAGGAAGGCCGCCACCTCGGCGAAGTCGAGGCGGTTGCCCGCCGCCACGACCCAGCAATTATGGATCATGAGGAACGACGCCGCACCGATCTCGATCGTGTCCCCGGCCATCGCGATAATCGACCCGGCCGACGCGGCCATGCCCATCACCTTCATGGTGATCGGCTGGGGATGCTCGCGAAGGACGTTGTAAATGGCGAGGCCCTCGAACATGTCGCCGCCGCCGGTGTTGATCTGCACCTCGACCGGCCGGTCACCGATCGCGCGCAGCTGGGCAGATACCTTTTTCGCGGTGATGCCGCCGCCCGTCCACCAATCCTCGCCGATCACGTCGAACATGGTGATGACATTGTCACCCTGTTCCAGCGCGGCCGGGCGGATACCGGCGGCATCCTCCCCCCATCGGTCCATGACCGGCAAAGGAGAGAAGGCGGATACACGGCGGTCGGCGGGGACGGGCAAGGCGTTCGGGCGCTCGCGCGCCTGGATGCCGCCGATGATGCTCCGCGGACGACCGGGCGCGGTGCCGGGCGTCGCGCCGGGTAGCGGGCGACCGTTGATGGTCTTCACGGCGTCCGGCCGGGCCGGAACGGGGCGCTGGTCAGTCATTCGTGGTGTCCTTCGACGGCGATGCGGGCTTGGTAGTGGAGGGCTTCGGCAGGTCGCGGCCATCTTCGCGCGGATCGAGGTCGAAATTGCCGCGAACCTCGTTGGGGCTCATCCACGCGCCGTTGTTGCCGAGCGCCTTGGAGAAGAAATCGGCCTGATCCTTGAGCGAGCCGCGCAGCAGCGCGCCTTCGTTGAACTTGATATAGAGCTCGTCGGCGTCCTGCTCGGCTTCGGTCAGGCAACTGCGCTCGATTGCCTGTTCCCAGGCGATGAACCAACCGAGCAGGCAGTATGTGACGAAGTACAGGCCAAGCTGCTCGATGCCCGAGCCCCAAGCCGTCTCATCCATCATCAGCAGCGGGCGGGGAACATCGGTAAAGCGGGCGACCTCTTCGACCTGGCGCTTGCGCAGTTCGTCGGTCTGATTGTCTTTCGCATTGGCGACGAAGGGGTTGGCCTTGCCGCCATCTTCCAGAATCAGCCAGTCACCGGCATTCTCGACGCCGGAATGGTCTTCGGCCAAACTGGTACGCAGGCGCTCATACGCCTCGTCGCCGAGTTCGGCCGCGAATTCGATCGCGCCACCCGCCATGACGCCTTTGTCCAGCAGCTTGCCCAGGGCGCGCTCGGCAGCGGATGCCAGACCGAGCGTCTCAACCGCGACATCAAGCAGGGATACGCCCTTGATGCCATCAAGCGACACGGGATGGCGGAAGTGGAACACGTCGCGCGCCGAAAGGGTCTGCGCATCGCCGCCGTCCGGCTGATACCGGAAGCTGATTTCCCCATCACCGCCCAGGTTCGGGGTGATGCTGCGACGCTTGAACGGGATGAGCGCGATGACGGCGCGCCGCCCGCCCTTCACACCCCACACGACGCGCGCATAGGCGTTGCCGTCGAGTAGGGCACAAAGCTGCATGTGCGCCTTGAATTCCAGTGCCGTCTGATAGCCGTTCGGGCGCTTGTGCAGCAGCCGATAGAGCGGATGATCCTTGGCCTTCTGCGTTCGACCATCGGCGGTGCGGCGCATCAGGTGCGTCGGCAACATGCCGATCGAGGTCGAGATGAGCTTGCTGGCACGGAAAAAGCCACTGTTGCGCAGCGCGACCTTTTCGCTGACCGTAACGCCCGCTGCTGATGTGCGGCCGACACCCATGAATTCACGCAACACCGGGCTGTCGATGTCCATGGCGGTGAACGCCTGCACCGGGGGGCCGCCGCCCAGGCGGCCCTGCCGAGGGGCTTCGGATCGGCGATGATTCGCGCGGGTGCGGTAATCGTCAGGCGACATGGGACATACGCCCTCCTTAAACTCGCCGCACGCCGCGCGATGCGTAGACCGATTTCTTCTTGGGCTTCGCCGCCGCCGTGGCGGCACCAACGGCCATCGCAATGGTGACCATGCCGTCGATCCGACCGCGCGACTTCTTCTTGTTGAACATGCGGTTGCCCAGGCCGTCGGGATCGATGTGGGCATTGGCCGCGCACGAATAGGTCACCGGGGAATCGTCAACCAGCAGCTTGCCGTCGAGGATGTGGTCTTCGGTGCGCGTGATCGAATGCGGCATACAAAGCTGCTCGCCCTCGAACATGATGCGCTGCCCCTGCGCGTGCTTCATGATTTTCAGGCCGCGTCCGGTGGGCTTGTCCGGGCCTTTCCATAACCACCAGTCCAGCCCGACCTGGTCGCACGCGTCGGTGAAGCTTGTAAGGAAAGCGGGGTCGACCACTAACGCCTCGACATCGTGGTCTGCCATCTGCTCTTTCACCCTGACCGCGACGAAGGTGTAATCGATCGTCGCGCCTGGGGTGGCGGTCAGGTGTCCGCCCTCGACCCAATCCAGATAAGGGGCCTTGTCGGCGTCGGCCCGCTCTTCCAGCCCTTCTTTCGTGGTCCAATACCACGTCTTCACGGCAACCGAATCGTCCGGCAGTTCCCATGCCTGCGAAAGCGCGGTCAAATCGTTCTTCTGCGCGAGGTCGAGCGACAGCCACGACTTCCGGCCGCGCATGGCGCGGGCATCGACCAGACCCTGCACCGCCAGCCACTTCTCTTCGCTGATCCAGAAATCGGCGGCGGCGCTGTCGATGCCGAAATACAGGCGCTTCGTGCTCGACTTGGTCGAGGGCCGCAGCTTGGCCGAATTGACCGTCTCGCGAATGTTCTCGATCGGGAACGTCTCGCCGAGCGCGGGCAGCGACTTCTGCCAGGCGCGCTCGTTCTCGAAAATCGTTTCCCGGTCACCCTTGTCGATGCGAGCGATGAAGGCGAACGCGGTGTCGTCCTTCGCCTCACCCTTCACAATCGACTGGTACATGTCGGACCAAGCGGTTCCGACATGCTGGGTCGCGCGGGACGGCGTATTGGTCCCGAGCAGCATCAAGGCGTTGCCTGCTATCTTGTCGATCGCCGCTTTCCACGTCAGCAGCGCCGATTCGGATTTCAGTTCGTGGATCTCGTCGCCCGCGACATAGGACGGGCGCGGCCCCGATTGGGATTCGCCGCTGGCGATGGGCATGAAGAACGAGCCGCTATCGGGATGCTCGATCTTCCACGCGTTCTCCAGCTCGCCGCGAATGATGACCTCGCCCAGGCGCTCGAGGCTTTCACCCTCTTCCTCGGCATCGGGAATATCGGCGCGACACATCGCGACGGCATCACGGAACAGGACGTTCGCGGTCGCCTTGTCCTCGCCGATCGCATAGCATTGGGCGCGCTGAATATCGCACCAGCCCATGATATAGACGCCGATCGCGCCCATGAGCGGTGACTTCGCCTGCCCCTTGCCGGTCTCCAGCCAGCCGGTACGGAACCGCCAGCGATCGGTGGCGGTGCGCCAGCCGAACAGGCTACCGCCGACGAAGGTGTGATATTCCAGAGGGTGGAAGGGCTGGCCCTGCGCGGGCCCGTCCGTGACCTGAAAAACCGAAGGCAGGAAGTTGAGGAAATGCGCGGCGGCATCCGGCCGCCAGTAAATCCCGCGCTTCTCGCCGTCGCGAATGTCCCGCAGATGACGCTCGGCCGCATAGCGGACGAGGTCGCCACAGGTGAACAGCTTGCCGTCGGCCGCCGCTTTCGCCCAGGCCGTTGTCGGATCGGGGTCCGACAGGAAGCGATTAGCCACGGCTCTTCAGGTATCCGCCGCCGGTCTTGCGCTGGGTGGCCCGCTGAACCTTTGCGCCCGCGCCCCGCTCGCGCGGCGTGATGCACAGGGCTTTTTCCAGCGCCGCCGCCTGGCTGTCGGCGTTCCCCATGGTGGTCCACCACGGATTATAGGTCGGCACGCCGGTTTTCTTCGCCTTGATGACCGGGCCCATCTTCAGCACTTCGCGTGCGCTGATGTCATAGGTGACATAGGCGACGACGAGGCGCTTGATCGAATGCGCGTTGGCAACCGCCAGCTTTTCGGCGGTGCGCAACTCGCTGATGATGCTGCGCCAGTAGGCGGCGGCGGCCTCGCGATCGGGCGCGCGGCCGAAGATGGTGCGCCAGTTGGGCTCGGGCGGGACGCCGTCGCCGCCGGGCAGTCCGACGATTTCAGCCATACTCGGCCTCCACGGGGCCGGGAGCCGAAACCCTCCCCCCTAAAAAATTGCTCTCGCTGCGCACGGAGGGTCGGTGCGGTGTCCAGCCACATCGGCTCCAGACTTTTGACCCGGGGGCGTGGTGTCAATCCCCCGCGAAACTGCCCTCAAACGACCAAACTTGTATGAATGCTCGGTGCCACCAGCGTAATGGCGTTGGCGTAGCATCCAAATCCAAGGCGCTTGCAGTTCGGTTGTAACAGTCGACCTGAAGCGCACGCATCTCCGTCACGCAATCAGCCTCGATAGCATATCGCCTTTCTATCCACTTGCTCATGGTAGCGGCATCCGGTGCTTCATGTGTTCGCACCTCGAAAAGCATGCCCAACCACTGCTTCAACCACTGCTTGTGGGCAGCTGCCGCCGTATCAATTCGGAAGACAATCTGAACGGTTCCAACAACCGTTAAAACCAGTGTAGCAAGTTTGGCTATGGTGGTACTTTCTCCACCTATTAGGGTAAGGAAAGCGCCGGCTCCGCCGATTACGGTCGCTAATGACATGAGTGAACTTGTCACGTCTAGGAACGAAGCCCGCCGCCGATGATAGCGAACCGACATCTCAACGATGAAGAGGATGTCGGCTCGGGTGGTCATTATTTAACCCTTTGGCTTGGGACGTGGAATTGGCTTGTCAAATGAGACAGTGGTCGGATTAGACTTCCGTCCAATCGCTCCGGATCCGTCACTGAAATTTCCCCGCTGATACTCAGCCTGTGATGGACGTGGTGGCGGCGGTGGCGGCGGCGGTGGCGGTGGCGGTGGCGGTGGCGGTGGCGGTGGCGGTGGTGGAGGTGGTGGGCTTTTCTTGTCTGCCATGGGCGCTCTCCTGTTACGGATTGCAAAGCATCACAGAATAGCTTTCAAGTCGAGTCATCACGGCCGGTTCCAAGGATGCTCAGGGCTGGTCGGCCGGCCATCAGCACCGATGCCCTTGCCCTCGATGGGCTGGGCCTTGCCGAACTGCGCCGCCGTTGCCTCGTCATCGTGGCGCTTGCACAGGTTCTCGGTGTTCTCGTCGGTGTCAGGCCCGCCATGGGCGAGCGGTATCTTGTGGTTCACGACGGTCGCTAGGACGCTGCGCTCTTCCTCAAGGCACCGCTCACATAGGCCATCGGTCCGGGCCAACCGGCGGGCGCGGGCTACTTGCCCGGCCCGACCTCGAACACGCCGGTCCTCGCCGGTACGGTGCCAGGGCTTTCGTTCCATCGCACCCTCGTGGCTGGGAATGCTCCGCGCCTTTGCCCCCCGTATACGGAAGTGGCCCGGAAGGACCCAAGCGGCCGTGGCGGAATGGTTGCCATTCTCTGCCAAGCCAACACCAATACGCTGACAATCGAATGTCGCAGCCCATCTTGTCAGAACCCGTGAGGTTGTTAACCCTTTAGGCAGCGACTGCTGCCATCACAGCTGACCGCTTTAATACGGGAGATAAGCGATGAAAGAATACAAGGTCATGTCCCAGAAGGACAAATGGTTCAGCCGCAAGTTTGACCCAGATCTGCTTGAGCAGGGCTTGAACGCTTATGCGGCGCAAGGCTGGCGAGTTATCAGCATCACCACTGCCTCAGTGCCGGGGCTCGGCGGCAATCGAGAGGAGATGGTTGTCGTATTCGAGCGCGACAAATAGCATGCACTGGGCTGAACATAAAGCCGTGTTCTTCGTCGAAGGGAGCCCAAGGGGCGCCAGCGTGATCGCTCCGATTGACACTAAAATTGACGGCTGGTTTTCTCAAAGCCAGCTGAAGAGCTTGGACACCGTGAAGGATGCGATGGTCGAGCAAGTGGTTCGGGCAGGCGGGAACGCCGTCATCGACTTCAAGTACGGTCAGAAAAGCTCATTCTGGCGCAGCCTGCTAAGCGTGGATGATGTCTACTGGTTTGCCAGCGGCAAGATCGCCTCAATCACGCCATCAATGCTTACGCAGCGATAACTAAAAAGAGCCGCGCAGATAACGACTGCGCGGCTCTGATTTAACTTCATCGCACCACGTGCACCATGACTACCTGCCAGAAATAAGAGGGAACGTCAAGCGATCAAATCGAGACCATCAAGCGCCCGCTCCAGCTGCTGGTATTGACTAGCCGCCGCTTGCGCCTTCTCACGGTGAGCGATGACGATCGCATCCAGCCAGGCGGGGCCGCTGTCTGGGTTGGGGTCGATGACCAACTGGTCGAAGGCAAGACGGATGTGGCGACCCTGCGCATTGATCAGTTCCAGCGACCGGGTCAGCGATGCCTCGCGCAGGGCGTCGCGCTCAGGGTCCGACGGCAGCTTGCCCTGCTGAGGCTGGAAGCGGGCGAGGCTGTCGGGCGTGCCAAACCCATAGGCCGCCCAGTATGCGGCGGCGATGCGGCGCGCAGCGTTCAGCCGATCCTCGGCCTGCCGACCAGTCCCGAGCAGCCCGGCGCAATAGGCCCGGCCGATCGCGTCGCAGGTGTCCGTCTCCGCCTTACGCCCACGATCTTGGCGGGCTTTGGCGTCTACATCGCCGACATCGTTCGCTGGAAGCCGGTACAGCGCGCGGCGGCGCTGTACCCCTTCGCACGGCATCAACTGCGTCGGCGTACGATCGCGCTTCCGACCCGACGCCGACCGGCTGCCGCGCGGCTGGCCTTTGCTCAATTTACCTTTGCTGCGCCCCATAAAATCCGCCCTGCCAATCTATTGAGAACATACCATAAACACGGTGGATCGCTCACCCCTTTGCGGTCATAAAAGCCCGCCGATGAGAAACCCGATTACGACCCAAATCAGGCAGAGCTCGATCCGCGTCGGCTTCACCCACCACTCGCTCATGCTGCCTTGGCCTCCGCCGCCTGGTCGTGGTCGCTGACGGGCGCTTCCTGATAGGTCGAGCCGTCAGGCGCGAAGCGGGTGCCGATGCCATGGGTGCGAAGCCAAGCATTGACGCGTTCCCGCTCGTCATCCGGCAAGGGCGCGGCCGCTCCGTCGTCGTTGACGCGGCGCCCGGCCCGCATGATCGTCTTCGCCCGGCTGATCGCGGTCGCCTCCGGACTGACCCAGTTACGCATCCGCTCTTTCAGCTGGTTGATGGTTGGAAACCAGTCCAGTTCATCTAAGCAGCGGCGGCAGGCGTGCGCCAGAGCGCGCTCGTCGCATCCGGCGAGCATCGACATGTACGTGTTCAGCTGAAGCCGGCTGCCCGCGTCGCCGCGATCCTGCTGGGGCAACGATGCCGACAGCGCGCCGAGCGATTGGCGGATCACGCGCTCCTCGGCGATGCTCACCGTTGCGACCGCATTGGCGATCGGCTCGATTAGCGCGATGTCGGCGGCCGTAAAGGTCGCGGTGGGTTCAAAAGCCAAATCCAGCACGGTCTGCATGCTCGGCGTCAAGGACTGCGCCGAGAAGGCCGCGACTGCGCGGTCGGTCGTTCTGGTGAGGTCGGTTGCCATTGCGGTTCTCGTGCTTTTCGCGGGGGTCGTGGATTGCCGCCCAGCCCTTGGCGGCGGCGTGCTGGACGATCCGGCCAGGCGGCCACTCGTCCGATGTGAATTTCTCGATCTGCCGAAGCTGGTGCTCCAGCGCCGTAGGGGTCAGCGCCATGCGCTTCGCTCGACGATTGGCCTGCAGGTCCGACCAGTGTTGCGGGTCGACGCCTTCCGGGCACGGCCAACTCGCGGCCTTGCGCGTCCTCGCGGGAGTATTCTCACGGGTGGGGGTGGGGGCGTGGGGTTGGTTGGGGGTGCAGGGGGAAGGAAGGGGAGAGGGGGAGGGGGAGGGGTTCGTGACGCTTTCCGTCACCTGTGCGTCACGAGCGTCACTTGTGACGCTTTGTGACGAGGCGTGACGCTCGCGATAGGCGCGCATCCGGAGCGCGCCCTTGCTCGGCTGCATGGCGGCGACGACGCGCGCCTCTACCGACGCCTCGGCACGCGCCAGCTCTGCCGCCACCTTGGCGACGAGCAGCGGCGGCGTACCGGCGTCGAGTAGTTCTTGCAGCAAGCTATCGTTCACGCCGCCTGGGCCTCCTGCCGCAGCTTTTCAGCATGGGCGCGCACCCGGTCGGCGCGTTCGTCCAGCGCCGCCGCCGCCGCCAAGAGGTCGGCATTCGACACGCCGCGCTCACCACTGATCTTGGCTCGCGTGCCGCGCTCCTGTATGTCGAGCGCACCGGCCAACTTCTCGATGCCACCGAGCAGCATCGCCGCCGTATGCAGCCCCATCATTCTCTCGACCTTCAAGGGATGGCCCTTCTGTGCCGCTTTTCCGGCACAGGCGTTTTCATGGCTCATGAGTGCAATGCCCGCGCCAACGTGGTCGGGTTGCCGATGTCAGTCGGCGCGAGGCGGACAATGTCGCCCTTTCTCGGCCCCAAGATAGCAACATCCTCCGCGCCGATCAGATGGACGCATGATTCCTCGATCGCTTCCGAACAGCGCGCGATCGCGACCTCGGCGGACGATCCATCATATCGAGCCGAGTGGCCAATGATCCGGGCGACATAGCAACCCGTGCCCTTGCCATCGCTGACGGCATCGGCGAGCTCGCGCGTGCCATCGAGCAGCACCCACCGTCCGCGCTTCTCCTTCTCCCAAGTCAGGAAGACGGGCGCGGCGGCCGATGGATAATCAGGGAAACGGATGCTCCAGCTACGAGCGTGTCGCCGGGCGATCGGCCGCGTGACGCGCAATAACGTCGCGGCCTCATCGAGCGTTTTACCGGCCTGCGAGAGGCCGAGCATATAGCACGCGACCATAGCCTCCTGATCGGTCACGCCAGCCGCCGCAGCGACTTGCGAGTACATCTTGACGTCATTGTCCATGATGTTCGCGCCTCCGTGCGCGTTCGTTGGTGATCAGTTCACGGATGATGCTGGAGGCTGTGACCACGACCAGCGGCCAGCGTTGGAAATCTGACGGCACGACGATTGCCAGCCGCTCCGCAGGCATGCGGCGCAGGATCGCGTCGATCATCGGGGCGTCGTAAGGAATCACGCCTGTCGCGCCTCGGCTTCGAAGGCTGCGAAACCGCGCGTGATCATCTCGGTGACGAAGACATCGAGGGGTTTACCCGCGTTTTGCGCCGCGCGGATTATCGGGGCGGGCAGGAACGGTTTTCCGCCTCGAGCGAAGGTTACAGGGGTGATCCGCGGCGCGGGCTCAGGCTGGTGGTGGTCGGGGCGCTCCCGGCCGTCATGGCACCAAGCGCATTCGCCATCGAACAGCCGCGGGCTGGGCAATTCGCAGCTGTCGCAAATGCCGCCATCTGTGCCGGAAATCGGCAAAGGCAGCGATTGGAGGCTGCGGCTGATGTGCTCCGCCTCCAGCTGGGCGGCGATGTCGGCCTCGTCAGCCATTATGCCGCGACTTCGAACAGCGGGATCACAGCCCGGCCCGGATCGCTGATCGGCAGGAAGCGATAGGTCTGCCCGCCGGAGACGATCACCGCCGCCGCAGGCTGCACCATCGCAAGACGCAATTCTTCTGTCGCGAAAGCAGCGCCAGCCGCTCCCGCGTCGTCATTGGCAATCGTCATTGTCGTCACTCCAGAGCCGGTTCAGCCCGGCCGATTGGTCCTCAGTGTTCGATGATGTCGGCGAGCGCGGCACCCAAGGCGCGGGCACGGTGCTGCAGCTTGGCCCGCTCGACGTGGTCGATGTGACCGTCGCGGCGCGCCTCGCAGATTTCGTAGGTCAGACCGGCGGTCTCCGATGCGATCTCGTCCCAGTTCGTCTCGCTGGTCTCGATGTCGACCAGCCGGACGTCGCCGGGCTCGCAGATCATCGCGATCGCTTGGGCGGGGAGGTGACGGCGCAGCGTGAACACCGCGCTCAGCGGCAGTGTGGCACCGCCCGCCCACTCGCGCAGCGTGCTCTCCGGAATGCCGGACGCAGCCGAAAGGGCGGCGCGGGTCGTATGCAGGCCTCGGCCCACGAAGCTGGAGAACATCGCGATCTGGCGAGCGGCGACATCCCGCTGCATTGCGGCATGATCAGACATTATTCCGACGCTCCGTTTCGATAGTGGAATGGGTATGAACAGCGAATGCCTCTCCACCGCACCGCGAGCCGTCCGCATCGCGATCGCTCGCGCGCTGGTCGACCAACTCACCGGCGGCGCAGGGAAGCGACGCGCCGCCGGTGGGGTCACAGCTGCCAGCGGTGGGGAGTACGGGGGCAGCCGTAAGGGAGAGGAAGTGAATGTCGGCGCAGGCCATGTCAGCGCCCTCCAGCCGGAGCACTGGACGCGCTCCGGCCTTTGGCTATCGTGCAAGATTCTACACACGCACGAAAAGGAAATTGCATGGAAGAGACCAGAACCGACATGGGAGGCGCACTTAACGGTACGCTCGCTGTGGGAATCTCAGCGCTCGCTGGAGTCGCTGAGTTGGTCGCGGCACTCCGTCCTACGATCGGCGACGAAGCGGCCGACAAAGTCACCAACATCATGGTCGAACGCCTTCGCGAAATTGGTCCGATCCCGGCTCTCGCCGAGTCCGTCGAGCAGGAAATTCGGGACCGAGCGCAAAGCCGGTAATTCTTCCATCGGCTTGGCGAATCCGAATGAATGCAGGGCCAGCCACGCTGACGGCGATGCCGCCGCTGCTAGATACGGTGACGGCGGCATTCGCCGAGACGGACCGGATGAAATAGGGCATCGCTGCCTCATTCGCTTCGTGCGCAATCTCACGAATGCGCTTTTCCTGCGCTGCCGTGAACGGCTGTTCGGGATGGCAGGCCATTATGCTGCTACCTGCGTAGGCTGGTATTCCGACATGAACTTGCGGATGCGCGCTTCAGTCTCAGGCCAAACGCGGCGTCCCTTCCGATATTGGGTGATGAACCCAGGATCGTTGAGGGCGAGGCGGCCGAATGTCGCGGCAGCCATGCGATGACCGGCCAAGAAGGCGTTGATCGCGTCCGACAAGGGAAGAGCCTGCATGTCCATAGGAAGGCAAGCTACATAGGACATGTCCTACCGTCAAGCTCTAAAAGTAGGACGAGTCCTAATCTTTCCGCCGCCGCCGTTGTGTGGGATGCGACCTACATGAGCGACGAGGAAGCTACGCCCCTGCAAATCGCCGTCCGGCGCGCCATCGCCGATTCCGGGCGGGCGCGCGAGTTCTTCGACACCCAACTGCGGGAACGGCTGAACACGAAGGGCAAAGTCCTCTACGATATCGACCGCGGCAAAAGCAAAAGGCCTGCGGTCGAGACACTGCAAGCGGCCGAGCAGGTTATGGGTCTCCCGGCAGGTCAACTGGTATCAATCGCCTATCCTTCCCTGCTAGCAGGGAAAGAGCCGGATCAGCCGGTGGCGCGGTCGATTGACGGCGGCGAGGTCGTCGAGATTACGCGCTTGGATTTGTCGCTACCAATGGGGCCGGGCGCCACGGTGGACGACTATGTCGAGGAAGAGCCGATCGCGTTCGACCTGGGCTATCTCCGGTCGTTCACGCGCACGCCGCCGCACCGCCTGCGCCTCGCCGCCGGGGCAGGGGACAGTATGCTCCCCACGCTGCTGCCGAATGACCTGGTATGGATCGACACGACGCAGAATCAGCTGCTGCACGCCGACCGAATCTATGCGGCATCGATCAACGGCGGTGCAGCGATCAAGCGCCTGCGCCCCGTCGCCGGTGGCTCGAAGGTGCTCGTAATCTCGGACAATAAGACGATCGATGCATATGAGGTCGACGCCAGCGACGTGATTATCTGGGGAAGGGTGATCCGCTTCGCGCGGGATATCTAGTTAAAAAGGGGTTGACGTCAATGGAACATTCGGAGAACATCGGGGGCGGAAATACCGTTCCTGATGTCGTGGAAACCGTCGTCCAGGAGGTCAACGAGGATTTTGACGTGCAGCCGGTTCTCTTTGTGGGGGCAGGACTTTCTCGCCGGTATATAGGCGCTCCCGATTGGGATGGTGCCCTCGCGGCAGCGTTGTCCGTCATTGGAGAGAAGGCGCCACCGTATTCCTACTTTGTGCAGAAATACGATGATGACAAGGTTCGCATCGGAACTGCGATCGGCGAACTGCTATTTGAGTGGGCGTGGTCGGAAGGGAAAGGGCGGTTCCCCGAAGAGCTTTTCAAATCAAGCGATAAATTTATATTCATCAAAGAGTTGGTAGCGGAGCAGCTGCGATCGGCTACGCCCGAAACTCCCCTAGAATTCGATCCAAATTTTGCTGCAGAGCTAGAGGCTTTAAGAGCGATAAGGCCGCACGCCGTAATCACGACGAATTTCGATGAAGCTTTGGAGACTGTATTTGACGGTTACGAGCCGATCGTCGGACGGGGCGTTCTTAGATACGATCTCAATTCTTTCGGTGAAATTTTCCATATTCACGGTTCTGCTCGTCAACCATCAAGCATGATCCTGACGGAAGCTGATTATGGAAGCTGGTCAAGGCAAAGTAGATATTTCGCGGCAAAGCTGCTTACGTACTTCGTTGAGCATCCTGTTTTCATTTTCGGCTATAGCGTAAGCGATCCAAATGTGAAAACTGTCCTTCGAGACATTGGCCGTATTGCTTCGGACGACGAGGGACTTATTCCTAATGTTGTCCAAGTCGTATGGCATGCGGCCTTGAAGACTGGACCGTATCAGTCAGAAATGGTCATCGAGGATGATGAGGAAAATACGTCGTATCGGCTTCGCGTGTTGAACGTGACTGATCTGAAGGCGGTGTACACTGCTCTGACGGCGCGGCATGAGCTGAAGCAGATAAATCCCGCACTTCTTCGCGCTCTCGCAGCACGACTTATGAAGCTCACTAGAAAAGATATTCCGGCTGGTACGGTAGAGGTTGATTACGCTACGCTTGAACGGGTGGCGAAAGACGACAGCGCTTTGCCGACGATGTTAGGTCTTACCTTTGCCGATAATGACAATAAGACTCACCCATTCATTATGACGCAAGTTGCGGAGCAGCTTGGTCTTAAGCATCATAACTACACGCGTCCTATCTTGCAGAAAATTAAGGACGAAACTGGACACGATCTTCGGTCATCAGACAACCGTTACCATGAGAGGATCAAAACCGGCAAAAAGGCGGCTTCGGCTACTCGAAAGTGGTCTCATGAGGCCGTAGATCTCTTTCGTGATGTTTTGGCTGGACGTGCTTACGAAGTGAACCTGTAAGGCAACCATGCGGCAGCTGTCTCTAGCCGTCGTCGGAATTGACTATCCTAACAAGCGTGGGCCCGACCGTCGCTTTGAATTAGCGATGTGTCACGAGGGTGAAGCGATTGAACTGCGGCCGGAACCCGACAACCGGTATGACGAGCACGCAATCGCCGTATATTCCTGCCGTGGCATCCAACTCGGCTATCTGCCCTCTGAGCGAGCCGTGCTGATCGGCACCTATTGGCGCCAGGGCCATACGACTATTGCTATATTCCAGGCGCTCGGAGCGAAGGTCGGGTGGGTGCGCGTCGCGTTCGATGGCGAGCAGCCCATCCTGCCGCCGGTCGCCGTCGACGCGCCGCCGACGAGCTGGGATGCTGCCGATTCGGATTATGGCTTCGAGCCCGACTGGATACCGCCAGACGATTAATAGGACATGTCCTATGGTTAATCGTTGACAACATAGGACGCGTCCCACATACCTGTCTTCGCCGCTGATCGCCGCCTGATGCGAGCGAAGCGGTCGAGGAGATCGCTATGGCGCCCGCGCCTCTCACAGCGTCAGAGATTGAAGCAGCGGCCCGAGGATGGGTGAAGCGCGTCGTTGGTGACGCGTGCCCGGTCGATGGCAAGACGCTAGTCCAGGTCCGCCGCCTGTTCGAACAGGACTTCGACGAGGCTCAGATGCCGCGCCGAGCGCGCAGCTGGGACTGGCTGGAGAAGGTCGAAGCAACCGCGATCACGCATTTCCGGGTGGCGTTATGATGCGCGCCCTTCGCCTGCCGCCCTCGGCGTTTCAGACTCGCAAGCCGCCCCGCGCCGGGCGCCCCGCATGGAAGTGCGCCGAGGAATATAAGCGCTGGCTGCGCAGACTGCCGTGCGTGGCGTGCCATACGCTCGGTGACCGCGCCAATCCCATCGTCGCGGCCCATGTCGACCATGCGGGCGGGAAGGGGACGGGGACGAAGGTCGCTGACCGCCACTGCATCCCGCTGTGCGACCGGTGCCATCAAGAGCAGCACCGGGGCGGCTGGCGCACCTTCGAGAAGAAGCTGCCGATGCAGGATGCAACGGTGGTTGCCACCGCATTTTGGCAGCAGTGGCCAGGCCGGGCGGCCTGGGAACGCGATCTGGCCGAGCAGGCTGGCGCAATGCGGGGTGCGCGATGACCGAGCACCACATCAGCGTTACGCGCCACGCGGTCAATCGGTGGATGCAGCGGATCAACCCGCGCGCCGATTACGAGACGGCCGACGCGGAGATTCGATCGCACGCCCGCGCCGTCTGCGCCGCCGCCGACTTTGGCTGCCAAGTGGTCAAGCTGGCCACGGGCGACCGCCTGATCTGTGACGGCCGCAGCGTCGTGACGGTGCTAGCGCGGCATCAGGGCATCTATTCGGTGCCGGGGTTCGTGCTGTGAGCGGCCCCATCGTCGACCCCGATCTGGTCCGCGCGCTGGATGAGCTGCGCATGGTGGTCGAACGGTTGCCGCAGTTCGAAGAGCAGATGATCCTGCCGACGATCCGGCAGCATGCGAAGCAGTTCGAGCATGTCATGTCGGTGCGGGCCGGGCTGCTCGATGCCATCTCCGGCCGGGCCAAGCAGCTGCACATGCGGCCGGGCACGCTGCGGCTGATGGTCGAGCTCTCCAATGACTATCGGGCGAAGACGCGCCGCCGCATCCCGCTCGATCACCTGCGCCGTCAGACGGCGACTGTGCTGGAGGCGATGAAGCGCCGGAGCCTTCAGGCCCAGGCCGATTTCGCCATCGCCGAGGTCGCCATGAAGGCCGCCGCCGAGGCAGTGAACGAGGCCCGCGACGGCGTCCAGTATCTCGACGCTTCGCGCGCGGAGGTGGCCCATGGCTGATCCCAATCTCCCGCCGGTAGGGCGGCAGCCGTCCGTGCGACAGGTCAGCCCCTCGGTGCGTACCCCATGGTACGGCAATGTGGTCGGCTATCGGAATGTCGACGGCATCCAGGTCGGTGGCGAGCGCTGGACCACCCAGCAGGCCGCCGCGATCCTCCGGCGTGGGCTGGACCCGTTGACATGCGAGGCGATGGAGGTCCGTCGCCAGGCGGTCAACGCCGAGATCTGGATACCTGTCGGAAACCTGCCCGCCGTCTTCGCCTTCGATTGCCCCATCATCCAGCGAATGGCGGGCGGCAAGGTGAAGGTCATAGCGCCTGACGGCCAGCCGAAGATCGTCTTCGGGAACGGCTGGGGTCACCACCCGATCCGGCGTCCGTCGCAGCCCGAAGACGGCTTCTCGCAGACCCGCATCCTCGGCGCTGGTGGCTCCGGCTCTCGCCCCATCTTCTCCACCACTCGGAAGGCAATCCGATGACCTTTTCCGATCACGTCGCCCAGGCGCTCGGCGTCCTGTGCATCTGCATCTTCGCCGCCGCGGGCACCTGCACCCTGGCGTCGCTGTACCGCGATATCACGACTCATCGGGGCCGCATCGCCGAGGTGTGGTGCGCCATGGTCGAGCGTATCGCAGAGCGCTGGCACGCGGTCGCGATGTTGTTCCCTGTCACTGGCCCGGCATCGTCCGACCGGCAGGCCGAGGAGCCGCGCTGATGGCCTCGGAATATCGCTCCGTCACCGTCGCCCCCGGTCACACCCTGCGCGTGCGCAAACTGCCCAGGCAGACCGACCGCCCCGGCTTCGTCCGCGTCGAAGCACGCCACCGCGCGCCCTTCGATGTGAAAGTCTCTCTCTGGAATGAAGCTCCGATTGCATGACTACCCGACAGACGCCGGATGCTGTGCGCGCGCTACCGTCATTCCTTTGCCGAAATGGTCGCCGTCAATTCGGCGTTGAAAGCAGCGCGATCGGCCCCAAAATGCGCTCGCCGGTGACAGTTGGGGCAGATTCCAGCGACAAAGCGTATGTCGTCAGGGCCACCGTCGCTCAGGCGTCGGATATGGTGAGCTTCGAGATACGGACGCCCAAATTTCGTCAGGAATGGCGCAGGCTGATTGCACCCCTCGCAAACACCGTCTGCCCTGGCGAGCACATAATCGCGAACGTCTCTGCTGCGCTCGTACACGGTACGGGGGGAACTGGTCGAGGTCGAGGGCGTAAAGCTGGCTGCGGCGATGGCTCGGGCTCTCAGATCGGCGAGCGGCGCAGCTCGCGGCAACTCGGTATCCAAGCCGACAGATTCGCTGTCCAGCTCCGGCTGCGGTACGAGATGAAATACGATCGCCGGCCGCGGCAATCCATCGATGTCAGGCTGGGTCTCGATATCCCAACCTGCGCACGCAAAAATGCCTTCAAAGCGGACCCGCCCGCCCTTTGCTTGCTGGGTAAAGACGAGCAGGTCTTTGCCAGATGTGGCATGATCGCGGATAGCGCGATTGCCCGATATCATCTGCATGGGGCCCTTTTGCCCCTGGCCTGTGTAGCGAAGGCTGCCGTCGTCGTGGAAGCGATCGCTGTAGCCGATCCCATGGCCGGCCTGACCAGTGAAAATGAAGATCCCCGGTGCGCCGGCGGGCGTGGAAATGCCGCCCTGTTGCTGACCGCCGAATGGGCCATGGATGTCTATACGGCGGTGATAGGTCTGGTGAACGACAAAGGGCCAAAGCATCGCGAGATACTGCCCGAGGCGATGTGGTCAGGGAAGGCCCCGGCGCGCAATCGGCCGGGGCAGTCGCGTCATTTCACTGGCTTCGCGCCTGCTGTCCCGCATTTTGCGAACTTGCCGTTGGCTGCTTTGCAGCGGGTCGCCGCTGGGGCAGATTTTTCTGGGCACTTGATGAACTTGCCCTTCGCATCGCTACACGGCGCAGCGAGGGCAGGGGTAGCGAGCAGCGCGGCAGCGGTCAGCGCAGCAGCGAAGATCTTCATATCGAACCTCTCCATAGGCCGACTCGTGTGTCCGCTCGCCGATCGTGTCTCCGGGCGCGGGGCCGCGCCAGTGAGGTTTGCGTCATGACGGCCGCCGGTTTCGCGATGAGCGAGAGCGCCTACAGCTGGCAGATGCAGCCTGCGGTTCAGCAGCTGCGTGCCGAGGGCCGGGGGCCGTCGTTTGGAGCGTGGTGCATGATCCTGCTGTGCCGCCTGTCGATCGAGCGGCACCGGTCCAGCGACGACTGGACGCCGGAGCGGTCCGACGCGGTGCATAGCCGCCTTGACCGGCGGCTGGACGCCCATGGCGACCCGCCGCCGCCGTTCGCGAAGTGCTGGATCCGTGCCCAGGCCGACACACACCAGCACTTCGCGCGCAAGGGCGTGACCCAGGCGAAGCGCGCAGATGCAACCGCATGGCTCGACGCTCTTAGGGCGCTCTGGCGGCGATATGTTCTTGAGGAGGGAAGGGGATAATGGGACTGGCTCTGGCCGACCTGCCCGACTGGCCTGCGGGCATGAACCGCGAAACGGCGCTGGCCTATACCGGCATCGGCGAGGCGCAACTGCGCGAATGGGAGAAGACCGGCAAGGTCAACTTTCGGCCGCGCGGTCCGAAGGGCGCCATGCTCGCGCTCAGGTCCGATCTCGATACGGCCCTAGCCGATCTCTTTAACTCCGATCTCGCTGAGGATCTCGGCTTTGCCTAATGTCCGCCTGCCTTCCTATGTCCAGATTCACCGCCGCGCCGATGGCGGGAAGGCCTATTATTGGGTCCGGCCGAAGTGGGCATCGCCGCCGACCGAGCGCCACGGGAAGACCTGCCCTGTCTCGTCATCGCCGCTGGGGACCGACGTGGCGAAGGCCATCACGCACGCCGAGGCGCTGAACAAGGCCTTCAAGGAATGGCGCGAGGGCGCGCTGTTAAAGGTCGTCCCCGGCTCGGTAGCCTGGCTATTCGGCTGGTATCGGAAGCTCGAGAAGTTCACCGCCCTGCGGCACAATACCCGCGCCGGTTACCAGGTCTGCATGAACCAGATCGAGGACATCGCCATGAAGGCGGGGACGTTCGGCCAGCGGAAGGCCAGCGCGATCGACGCGACCGCCGCCGACACGCTCTATAAAAAGCTGCGCGAGAAGCACGGTGAGCGCCAGGGCTCATATGCCATGCAGGTCTGCCGCCTCGTCTGGAACCAGGCGGCGCGCCATGGGAAGGCAACGGGCGTGAAGGAGAACCCGTTCGCGGGAATGGGGATAAAGTCGAGCAGCGGAGCGGGACGGGGGAACCGTGCGGCGACGCGCGCCGAGTATGACGCCTATCGCGCCGCCGCGCGGGAGATGGGCAAGCAGAGCATGGCGACCGCCGCCGCAATCTGTTTCGAGGCGTGCCAGCGCGTCTATGACGCCTTTGGTTTCGAGGACCCGGACGGCCGGGTCAGCCGCGGCGTGCGCTGGGGCGGGTATGTCCCCGGCGAGCGGATTGGCCTCATCCAGTCGAAGACCGGCAACGTCGTCGATATCCCGCTTGTCGACACGATCGACGGCGAGCGGCTCGACCTATACCCCGAGCTCGAGGCCGAAATCCGCCGGATCGACCGCCGTGACGCCGCCGACCTGATCATTCTCGATGAACGCACTGGGCAGGCCTACACCAAGGATTACATGAACAAGCTGCACCGGCGAATCCGCGACAAAGCGGGGCTGCCGACGGACCTTAAGTTCACCAGCTTCCGCCATGGCGGCATCACGGAGATCGGCGACAGCGGCACCGACGACGTCCGCGCGGTCTCCGGCCATACGACGCTGGAGGTCACCCGCATCTACAACAAGGCGAACCACGAAAAGGCGAAACGAATCGCCGCGCGCCGCCGAGAGCACATCACCATGGTGACTGCCGGTGCACCAGGTGATCTCTAA